ATCCTTGAGTAGCGCCCATACCAGTATTAAGAGTTAGCAAAATATCGGTATTTGACGCATATTTATAAAACGGGGTCGTTGCGTAAACATCCGTAGAAAGCGGATTATTTTGTCCTGTAGTCATTAATCTCTGAGTGTTGCCACTATCACCTACAGAAATAGTAGAAACGACATTAAAGGCAACATCAAAAACAATTTCAACCTGAGTAATCCGTTGCCCTGCCGTCAATGCATAGATCGTCTGTGTAGTCACATCGCCATAACTAAAATTTATGGATTTTTGCTTAGCTGATACGCCAGTGTTATTAATCTGGATTGGTGCAGATTTAATAATTCGTGTTGGCGAGTTAAGGACTTTAACTATTTGCGTCATGGCATTGGTACAGGATTAACGACGTAAGGGGAGATCTCTATAAAATATTCTGGCGATCCTCCAGCTATTAACTGCAAAAAACAATGTCCAGTCCATCGACCAGCGGGGGCCATGGCACTTGTCTGAATTGCGCTAAATTCAAATTCCGCTAATCCGTTAGAGTACTTTGTAACAGTAGGGGCAATACTAATAGACGATTTTGCGGTTGGCGCGATCGCGAAAAAGATATCGTACAGTGATAAATCAGCACCAACAAAAGTCGCCTGAGTACCCACACCAAAAGATAGCGATGCTTTCCAAGGGAAACCAATAACTATCGGATTGTCCGCAAAATTTTCAATTGGTACTTCAAGAGCGCAACTCATTTTTATTAAAATAGGCGACCTTGCGATCGCCTATTCCGTTTAGTTATTCAGTATCTACAGGGGTAGATTTTTTAGCTTTTGACTTTGGTGCGATCGCTTCTGGCTCTTCATCAACAATCGGATTTAGATCGGGGGGCGCTGTTAGCCATCCGTCTACAATCCAGCCCTCAACATCATGGTGGTGGATTCGTCTTAATTCCCCTGTTTTGGGGTGATAAAGATTTTGCTTCATGATTTAGCGACCAGAGGGAACGAGGTAAGCGCCAAAAACGAGGTTTCCTGCTGTACTGAGTTTAGTTGCGACAATTCTTAAAAACCTTGCATTAGCAAAAGTTTTATTGATTTGTTCGCCACTCAAGAATACCTCTTGACCATTGAGAGCCGCGCCAGCCGCTACGGTGGGGGCAATAGAGGCGACTTGCCTATAAGTACCGCCAACAGTGTCGCAAACTTCAAGAGATAGAGTCCAATGAACAGTACCAGCCGCATAGCTAGAGTAAGCAGCCTGATTAATGATCACCTTTACCGATTCTTCGGCATTAAAAGGATATTCAATGGGAGTGCCATTAGTAGTTACACTGATAGCCGCCGCTGCGTGATCGCGTAGGGTTGTTAACGCATCGATTTGCGATGTGTTGGTAGAGTTATTAGCTCTAGGGAGAGTAGATCTAAAAGCGCTTGAGTAAACCATAATTTTCTCTTTAATTGGGTTGAAAGCATTGCAAAATATCAATTACGTGACATCACGTAATTGATATTTTTAAGCGACAAAAGCAGCGTCCTTTACACCAGCAAGGCGAACAAAGGACCGAGGGTTATAGGTTGCGAAATTGTTCAACCAATCCATGCGAATCAATCGCTTGGTTTCGGTTTGCATTTCACCCATATCACGCACATCAATACCGCCTGTTTGAATACCTGTAAGGTCTTCAGGAGAAAATGCAGCGATGTAGATTGAAGAGGTTACAGATGCACCGCCACCCGATCCTTGTTCCGTAAAACCAAGAATTTGATCGCCCTCTGCATCTTCTTCAATAGGAAACCAAGGGACACCCATAAATGTAGGGGCTTCAACGCCGATGTCATTCTTGGTTTGGACAACGTAACCCGAAATTGTGGGATTACTGATTGCATCTTGGTAGCGCAAATACAAATCAAGATTGGAGTAGATACGCAATTGGGCACGAGGGTTGACAGCGCGAACTCTAGAACGAGCGCGGCGTAAAGCGCTAAGTGATAATGCATCACCACCCGAAGTGCTACCAGCTTGAACTAGTTGAGTACCACCAGCACGAGTCTTCAACCCAGAAAATTCTTTAGGGTTAACACTGTGATCGCCATTAAAGAAATCGCCATGCCATTTAAGTTGTAATGACTTGAGAGCCATCGAGATTTGAGTGGTCAAGACGTTTTCGCCATACAGCTTTAAGCCAGCCGTATCGATCTTGATTTCGCCACCAGCAATGACGACTTTCTCGATCCGTCGTTCAACTTCACCAATATCGGCTGTAAAACCTTCGTTGATTGCACGGTTAGCCATTACGGGGAGTCGCTTCTCTTGCAGCCACTCAACGACACCGCCTGCTCTTTCTTCAAACGCAATAACGTCAAGGATCGGAGAATTACCCGCATACTGCTCGACAATACCAGCCTTGAGAACGTCTCCCGTCTCACGGGCTTGCTTTGCCATTTCTAATAGTGTTAAAGCTGCCATATTTATGATTCCTAACTTTGAGTGCTTTGCTGTGTAGCGGGGGCATCACGCTCAAAGGTAGAAATCACTTCTAATCTTTTCCGCAATCTTTTATTAATTAGGGCATCACGCCCCATTAACTCAGATTAAGCTGATAATATCATATTAATAATTAATGTTGCAAAAATGACAGCAGAAACTTTAATCACGTTACAGCCAAATCAATTGCCAGAAGCGATCGCTAAAGGCTATCGAGGCGGTAACATACTTGGCGACGATAACAACCCAACATTAAAGAGCCTTGCTTATCAAAGACAGCAAGCTAATGTCAGACGTTGCATAGATTTCTATGAAGGTCAAAGCGCTTGGATTTATGGCGAAAACCTCGATCAGATTATCGATAATTTGGCTGAGGAATATTTACCCCTTATGCCAAGCGAAACACCGAAAGAGTGGTATTTCAGATTAAGGCGATCGCTATTTGTTAATTTCTTTAAACCAGCCGTCAAGATTGTATCTAGTCTATTGAGTAAATGGGTGCTTAGTGGCAATGTACCTGAGTCGGTTGTCAATGCCACTAAAAACTTTGATAAGCGCGGCACATCAATTAGAGCATTCTTTCTTGAAGCCGATCGCATGGCTGTTAGAGATGGCTTTGTAGGGGTGCTTACCCTTTATCCTAATTTTGGCGAAATTCCTAATCGTGCAGTTGAACAACAATTAGATTTGCGCCCATATTCAGTGCTAATTCCTAGATTAGATATTGATATCAAGGATTACGAATACACCAATGACGGCTCTGTACTGCTTAAGCACGTCACGATTGATCGGAGTGAGGTAATTAGCGAAACCCGTTACAAGCAATCAATGAAAAATTATTGCTGGGAATACGAGCTAATCAAAGTGCAAGAAGAGGATCGTATTTACTATGCTGTGATGCGATCGGTAACTTGCATCGAAACCAATGACAAAGGCGAAAAGGAATACATAGAGGTAGAAGCGCCTAAACCATTGTTAGATACAAATGGTAAGCCATTGAGCCAGATCCCCTTTGTGCTTTACTCAGTAACCAGTGCTAACCCTTGGGATACGATACCCCCGTTACTTGATTTGCAGCAAAAGAATCATACTTACTACCAAGTATTTAGCGATTGGCTTGCAACGGTTCGCAAGATGCAGCCAACGGCAGTTCGTGAGCATATTGATTTTATTCCAGAGAAACTCGGACCTTTGTCTACAGGCGGCGCTGCTGTCATTGAGACAGTGATAACTCAAATCGGAGCTGCTAAGGTTTACTATTTGCAAGCTGATGCTAATAGTGTCGCACCTATGATTCAAGCGCTAGATAGATTGGAGGCATTGATTAAGCAGACTGTTTTCAATTTCTTGGGCGAGTCATTTGTCCAACAATCTGCTACTGAGGTGAGCATCAAAGCAGGGCAAAACGAAGCAGGGTTACAAGAGTATGAAGTTAACAAAGAGTCATGCTCACAGCAGGTTTTTTGTCATTGGGCTATGTGGGAAGGTGAAGACGTAACCGAGGATCACGGTACAATTGACGTAGATTTGAGCTTTATTCTTGCCCCTGCTGACGTGAATCTGATTCGCACTATCTTCAAGGTAATTAATAAAGGCTTAACTGAAGAAGCAGCTACTGAGATTTTACATAGGATTAATTTCTTGCCAAAAGATCAGAAGATTGTGGCGATCGCGCCGCCTGTAGAGATGGCTACTGCTAATACTAATCAGAGTCAAGTCGTAGAGACTGAGATTGACGACGAGGAAGAAGAGGACGATAGCGAGGATGATGATAAAGAAGATGAAACGGAGTCGGAATCATGAGTACATGGACAAACAACGATCGCGATCGCATCGTGAAATACCTCAATCTCACACGCGACTATTACACTCTAATTGAAAGCACTCTCACAACCTACGAAGACACCTACGGAGCGAGTGCCATAACTGAGGTACAATCAAAGCTTGACGGGTTAGACACATACAAAACTACTATCGATACTCAAATGACCGATGGCAGTCTTGGCGTTACCAGTCAATCTGTCCCATCGTTCTACAGCTTTACAAAACAAAGTGGCTCCGATCTTAGAGCTACAATGGCTTTATACAATGGCGATCGGCAATGGCTTATCGACAATTTGCAACTACAGAATTATGCGAGTCTATCAGGTAAACATACTAGAGCTTAAATATGCCCAGACAATACTTTAGAAAGTTCCCACTACAGAACGAAGCTACAGACGGAGATACAACCAACGAGAGTGTATCTAGCGGCGCTACGGATGAACCTAAAGCACCCGCAAAACCAGAAGAAGACGACACAGTAAAGCGTACCCTTAAGAAGCTGCGTGAAGAAGCTGAAGCAGCTAATAAACGAGCTAAACAACTTGAGGATCGCCTAAAAGAGCGTGAGCGTTTGGATGAAGAAGAAAAAGCTAAACGAACTGGCGATTTTGAGACTTGGAAAGAGCGTATAAGAGCAGAAACAGCCGCGCAAATTGAGGCTGAACGTAAAGCTAGGCTTGATGAAGTTTCAGCTACTACCAAAGACGCTGAAGAATTAAAGCAAGAGTGGAAACACGAAAAAATTGTTTCAGCTTTCTCTAAATTCTTAAAGCCAGAATTTGCAGAGCGTTTTGCAAAGATCGAAGATTACAACAAGTTGGTTGAGGTCACAAGGAGTGATAACGGTCGTTACTCTGTAGTAGTAGTTGAATCATTAACGGATCGCACACCTCGATTTAAATCTGATGGTAAAAAGACAGTACCTTTTACTCTTGATGATTTAGCTGATCAAATCGCTAATGAAATCCCTACAGCAGCAAAGCCACTTAACCGCGCTAGTGGCGACAATATCCCTAATGGCAGTGGTAAACGTCAAACTAGTGACTTTAATCGCACAGCCGATCCGATGGACCTAGTGAAGAGAGGGTTAGGACTCAGCTAATTAGCTGAACTAAAATCATGGAAATCTACCAAATTAGTGGATGCTCGGACGCTTTAAAGACTTGGGTGCAAAATCTTTTTACTGAAAATGACATTGATTATCACTTAAATAAAATGTCTGACGGATGGTGTTTCGACATTGAGCAAACAAAAAAGTGTATTTGGAAAACAACCTTTCTTGAACGACTTGCTATTTCTAATTTAGGTGATTCAGATAAACAATTCTTGTTAGGTGTTTTTTAGCTAACTCAACCAACAAAAAAGCGCTGTAGTGATATGGCGCTTTTTTGGTAATAAATTTAAGGATTTAATTATGCAAAAAAAAGTTGAAGAAATGAATGCATCAGAGTTAATAGGTTTTGCCTTACTGAATCCTGATAAAACTAAATCAAGTCTGTCACGGATTGAGAGCGAAAATAGATATAAGTTTTATCGCGATCAAAACTACCATAGCGATCGCGATAGAAGAGCGCAGGAGTGGATAGCGGTACTAAAATCATGAGTATTCAAATTGAAGCGGAAAGGCTTGCTGAAAAACATAAAAAAGCATTAATCCTAGAACTTGACGAATTGCTAGGAAAATATCGTAAATACCCTGACGGATTTATTTTTTACTTTAGAGGCAAAGATGATGAACCAGAAGAATGCAAGATTCTTAATGCGTATGTAGATTTTCAGCCAAACAAAAATATTCTTTTTGATTATTCAGGGTTTGCAATTTGGTATAGGTGTCACAGCCCTTATTGGTGTACCGAGGAAGGGACTCATTACCCCATGACAGAGCAGCTTATCGATAGAGCTATCGAGAAATATGGATTACATGGCCCTGCTACTGCCAAAGCTTGATAGACGATTAACAGGAGGCATTGACGCGATCGCATACCGTAAACAGTCGATGCCATGCGTCACTTGGTTATCTGCTTCTTCTTCTGTGATATTGCCATACTTATCCTTCTTGCGGTGATACGATTGGCACTCCTCAAAGAACTGAGGCAATGTATCGACAATTTTGATCCGTTCGTGGTAGAAGTCGCTACTCATTAAGTCAATACCCTTAATAAAGTCGTTTACCGCGCCCCTAACTTCTGAGCAGTAATTCTTAAATGGTTCTTTGAATACTTGCCCCTCTTTTGGTTTCCACACTCGTAATGATTTGATCGCATCAGGTCGAGATGGATCACCAAAAGCGCGATTAACCTGCCACTTCATTGCTAATTTATGGCACTCGTATAAAAAGTCATCTTCTAATATTGCTTGCCCCTGCATCGTCCTAGGCACGCGCCATTCATCGACCACAAACCAATAATAAAAGCCATCTTTGATAAAGGCGCAAACTACCAAGGCTCTAGGATTTACCGCGCCCCAGTCAACTGACAAAATACAGTACGCAAAATCCTTAGGTAACTCGCTATTACTGATGACATGGCGATCGCTTAACGTTTCAAAGAATTGCCCCTCAAATGTCTCAAATGATGCCTCCATTTCTTGACGGAATAAGCGGGGGGATAAGCTTTGTCTAAGCAGCTCAATATCTTCTGGCTTAAGGATCGGATTATCGGCACTCTTAAACTTAAACGCTTGCCATACCCTAGGATCGGCAACAAGTGCGTTTTGATAAGCCTCATAGGTATGATTAACTTTGCCCTTGGGAGTATAAGTGAATAGCGCTGTACTGCCTTGCGTATCAGATAGCGCAGGTTGAATAATCTCTGGAAAAATACTTGCTTTCCAGTCTTGCCACTCATCACCCCCAAAATGCCATAGGCGCAAACCACGAGCGCGATCGCCGTCACCATCGTTAAGCCCCATGATCATTAGATCGGGCATATAGAACTTATACGGATCGGGATTCTTAAATGTAATCGTAAATTCTGATTTGCTGACATTCTCAACCGCTTTGTGATTGCGTAAGGTGTTTAGCAACTGCTTCCAGAGTAATCGCCTAGCCATAACCAAGGTAGGAGCAGCTAACACCACTACAGGCGGCGCTACTGGGTTATATGGCGCACCAACCGCAACGCGCTCAAGGGCTTTGTATATCTGCAAGATGGTTTTACCAAAGCGCCGCCCTGATACTGCGATCGTGTATTTGGCTTGGCTATTGGCTATCGTTTGCTGTAGCGGATGTAGTTGGAGCTTCTTCTGCTGTTGCGAGTATGTCTGAGAAAGCGCCGATCGGTTCTGTCGGTTCAAACTGTTCGTTAACGTCGCCAGTCCCATTTTTAAGCAGTTCCCTAAGCAGATTTTTAAATTGTTCTATTCCCCTAGATGCTACTACAGCAAATTCGGGCGGTAGCACTTCATTAGTAGCTAAAAAGTTAATAGCGTCAATGATATCCATTTTAGGCTTTTCGCCGCCTGTCGCAAATATGCCAAGCTTATCAGAGTACTCATAAAAAGCGATTGCATCCTTCACGCTCCATTTATCTGTAGGCATAAATATTTGAGTACCATCTTCGCTCATTTCTGGTTTTAATAATGGCACTCTAGCGATCGTGTCAGCTTTCTTAATCAGCTTATCGCGCCTATTCCAAGCATCTCTTTCCATTTGTAAACGTCTATTTAATCGCTCTTTTTGAAGTGCAATAGATTGCTTTTCTAGTTCATCATCATCAAAAGCGCTACAACGTGCTACCCAGTTGTGTTTTAAGCACCATTGCTGTATGATTGATGGCTGTTTGTAATTGCACTCTAATTGTACTTTCTTTGCTGTTCTCTCCCGTCCCATATCCCTATACACACAAAAAGCCGCCCAACTTTTGTCTGTTTCGTTGGGCTGGCGATCGTACGGTTTGGATTTGGTGCGGGTTGTCATGCCATTACATTCCAGAATAATGCTTTTTCTCTTGAGTATTTTTTAATAAATTCCCATGCTTTAGCGTCATAATTTGAGCATGAAGGGAATGGCGGTTTTATCTTTGCATCTTTGTCAAACGTGAACGGATGAGTATATATTTTTGCGTTGCCAAGTTTAGATCGATCTAGCTCCTTTCCTACTTGTACCACGTTTAGCTTAACTCTATCACCAAAGCCTATTTGCAAGGATCTCGATAAAACGCCGCTTCCTCCAACGCACCAAACTTCTGATATATCAGGGTATTGATTATAAATTGATTTTGCTGTACCCGCGATCGCCTCAAATGCTAACGGGGTTTCTAGTCCAAACGGTAATAGATAAGCGCCTGTAGCCTGACAATACGCTTTAGCCTTTGAGATTACATTACTTAAATATCCGTAGGGGACTTGAACAATAGTAGCGCCTGACTTTTTAGCCTCTAAGGTGCGCGAGTGTGGAGTGCCACGTTTAGCGCAAAAGATTGTAACTTTTACCCCTAACTCTGTACCCGCGCAAGCTAGAGCAATTTGAGCGCCGCCATAAACAGGGGATGCGTAAACAACCTCACGATAGGGCTTAATTAGTTGATCTGCAAAGCGCCGCTTAGAGCCGCCTTTAATGTAATCGTCTCTAACTACTAATACCCCTTCATGCTCTTTTATGACAGGCTCAAAAATCATAAAACCTCGCCAAATTGACTAGCTATAGGGTTTTCATCTTGAGTAAAAATTGATTCGTCAATCTCTACATCACCATAAATCTCTCTGATTTTGCTTGGATTACCTTTGAAAAATACGAGAACATTTTGATGCGTTTTGCCAAGTTTGCGCCCTGACTGAAATTGTTTGGTAACCCTGATAGGTAACGAGCCAACGGATGTTACTAAAATTCCCTCGTTATATAACCACATACCGCCATCATGGAAAGCGGTGATGGTGTCTGCAACGAAGTTATTATAAAATCCTTTTTTATCCCTAAAGTCGCCAACGACAAAGCAAGCAAAGCGATCGTCTTTTAGTTGTTTAATACAGTTAGCAATGATTAAGCGATAGGGCTCGATAAATTGCTTATAGGGTAATGTACTCAAATCATTCTCTAAATCTGAGTAAACCTCTAGATCGCCATAGGGAGGACAACTAAAGATTAAATCAAACTTTTCATCCTTAGTAAGCTGCGTAACATTGCGAGAATCGCCATTAATCCATCGCGGCGGATTATCAGGGCATAGCTTTAAACCTTGCGGAATGTTAGCCTCTACCTGCTCTTTCCTTAACTCAATGCCTGTATAGTGCAAACCTAAATAGTTGGCGACAATGCCACGCACCGAACCGCCAGCAAACGGGTCTAAAACTGTACCGTCTTGAGGGCAAAACCAGCGATAAACTAATTCGCAAAGTACGGGGTCAAAGATTGATGTTCCTGATTGCTGTAATGCATCAGTCGGATAAGCATACTCACCTTTGGGAACAGCGAAGCTGTTCCCAAAGCCTCTTGACGGCTTTAAAGATTCATTTTCGTTTTTCATGGTTTTTCTAGGTGCTAAGCGATTGCACATCCCCCCCCCCAAATTTCGCTGCGTTGCTGTTGATATTTGGCATTTTCACCTCTCATTAAATCTTGACCGAAAGTTCTAGCGTAATTGTTTTTTGTCATTGTATAGCACGACCTTTTGAATCGCCTCTTGCTTTATCTTTTGAATACGTCATTGAAGGCATTAAAGAGCCACTAGGAACGGCTAATAACGAGCCTTGCTGCTCATCCCCCCGTTAGGTATTAGTTGATCGCCACGCCCTAACTCGCTTTGAATGCCTAACTCAAGCCACATTCTCTTACGGGTTTGCCAGTAACCTTGTCTTGCATCTAATACTGAGAAGGGAGGGACTACAAACTTTTCGTTTAATGTTTTGCGCTCTGTCTCATCGCGATCGCCTTGATCTTCAGGTGCTTGATATTTAGTATCTTCATGCTCACTCTGATCCCTCGCAACCAAAGCCGCCAACTCATCTTCAAAATACATATCACTGATATCAACTTCATCAGCGATCGCACTTAGCAACTCAATATCAGGATCGTAGTTAAGCTCACTTATGCGATTGTCGGCAATGCCTAACCTGATAGCGCGAGGATCATCAGCCGTGGGGATATCAACCCGTCTAAGGATTACAGGGCGTGTACCGTCAATATCAAATACGATAGGCTCCGATTCATCACCAAAGCGTTCTTGTGCAACTTCTAAGCGTGCGCTTCCTGCAAAGGTTTCGCCGTTAGCAGCCGTAGTTATTGCGCCCTGCCATCCATCCTTTGCAATGACGTTGTCTAGCATCCCCATACCACGGGGGCGGTGTTTATTGAGATTTCTTTCTTGAGTACGAAAGTCTGAGAGCTTGGCCTTACTTTTCGCCATAAATCAACATACGAATTTACAGCGATTCTAGCATTATCAAGCCCATGATGGCGATATCGTAGGGGCGCGGATGTTTTTAGCTTACTGTCCGATCAACATCTGCCAATTTTTGACATCACGAAGATACTCAATAGCTTTAGATGTGTGTTCATCAGGAATGTAAGTAGTCGTCACCGTGCGGGGTAATTCTGCAAGCAAGCTGACACCAAATTTAGTCTCAATCTCTTCTAGTACCCGTTGGACATCAGCGCCCGATCTAAAAGTGATGCCAAATCGCTTCTTCATGTAGTCTTTGAGTTGGGTGCAAGTTTGACCACTGTATTTAGTCTGCTGATTGTGGCGATCGTCAATAACCTCAATAGTTGACTTTTCAACTTCAACGATCGCATTATCACGACCCATCAAGCATAAAGTCGTAGGGACACCATGCAATGCAGTCATCGAACTCATACGATCCATGCGTTGAATCTCAAGCCGCATATTTTCGTTAATCAATTCCAACTCACGCAGGCGATCGTTTTGCGCAGGAATTATAGTCTTGATGATTCGTTTAGCTTCAGAAAAAGCAACAACTAAATCAAGTTTGCAATCGATTACAATTTCAGTATTTTTACTAAAAGTCATCAGAGTGGTTGCCTGATCCTCAGTAAGCCAAGCAAACTTAGGAGGGTTTCCAGTAGCACTTTCAGGGACTCCGAAATCAAATCGGATACATCCAAACCTTTTCTCAATCTTACTTTCATACTTTTTAATGGTACGCATGAAAGTTTCGTGTTGAATATCAAGCCGTAATGCAATCAAACGAGAATCTACAACTAGATCGCCATTTTGCTCAGTAACTTGTAAAATTAGATCAGCCATTTTATCTACCATATTTAGGTAATTTGGTTTAAGCGGTCGCACCGTCAAAAACTGCGATTCGCTTCTAATATTTTACCATTTTAAAAACCGAACGTGTTGATATATATACGTTTCACTACCATTTGACCTTATCCGCCCAATAAGCTGCACTCATCTTACCCTTAGCAATATTCTTGGCATGACGCGCTTTAAATGCTTCTCGTTTAGCTTTCATTGCTTCAGACTCACCCTCTTTGGGCTTTCCTGCTGTATCCGCACCTTGTTCGTCACCTTCCTTTGCCACGACTACATGAGACTTAGTCGGATGCTTAGGAGTGCGTTTAGGCTTGTTGTAACCATCAACACCAGCCTTCTCAAGGCGCGGATCTTTCTTGGATGCCATAATTTTGTAAGTATGATTTTGCTAATAGTTTAGCAAATGTGAAACGCCTTTACTCTACCCACTCCCATTTCATACCAGCGCTTTTACCACCCCTAGCGATCGCTTGGGATATACAGTTATGTTTAACAAAATTAGCTCTAGCAGCTTCTTTTACACCAGAATAAACTCTAATGCCATCAGGAGCATAACAACGCACAGCACGGCGAAAACCTCTAGTTGACGGCTCTGAGTTTTTGACTTTTTCGACTAGCTCTGCATCTTCTAGCAGCCAGAACAAGTTATCACGATCGCAGTTAGCAAAATGCGAGGGATTATCCATGACCAAGGCGATCGCGTCTTTACGTTTAACTGCATTCTGATTTCTGGCAATTTTGCGGGGTTGCAATTTCCCATTGCGGACAAACGAGCGAACTCGATCCATTGATATGCCTAAAGCTCTAGACAGTTCGTACACAGTGAAATTATCTTCAGTGCATTTGCGGCTTAAGGGCGAGTTAGATGTCATGCGATGGATTTGAACTTCTATCGCAGTATCTGTCCGTTCTGGGTAGCCTTGTTTTTTAGCCCATTTCTTAAAGGATTTAACCAATACAGGAAAAGGTAAAACACCAAGATTATCTTCAAGATATTCGATCTCTTCTTGTTTCCAAGCCGATCCGCCTTTTTTCTCTGTGGAAAACTTTGCTGCACACGATCTAGTACAGCAAAGCCGTTTTGTTTTACCTTCATCAAATTCTTTCTTGCAAAATATACAGTTTTTCATTTACTGTCTGCCATATCTTACTCTGATACTTTTGCAACATAGCTAACCAAATCTAGCAAGCGATTACCACGCTTAGCAGCGATCACAGCCTCACATGCTGCGTACTCACTGATGCACTTAGCTAATTTGTCAGAGCGATAGTTGCCACTATTAATCTCGGTTTTTGAGAATCCCATAGCCATAAGCTCTTCATATCGTGTGAGCAAATGCGTAAAAGCAGATCGATATATATGCAACGTATCGAGCTCAAATTGCACTGGAAAATAATCGCGATTAGTTGCCTCTAGCGCCCAAGGCAAAATATGTTTTTGCCCTGATTCCGCAATGCAAATAGTAAAGGGCGGCTTTGGCGGATCAAGCAACCAAGTCCTGATTTGAGCGCGTGTGGGGAGGCGATCAACTATTTCTAGCGTGTTCCCCCCCTCAGTATGTTGATTACCAAATTTAGGGTAAGAACCGTACTCCTTATCAGCAGAAAGAAGCCATGACCAGCCCCTAGCAAATAATGTGCTGTATTTCCCCTTGGCTTCATTCCAATAAAAAGCCCTTAACGGAATCACCCATGCACAGCGATCGCATAAATACTTAGACTCAGGGCATCTAGCGCTACTATGTGCAGTGAATGAATCTTTGAGAACTAACGGTTTATGAGCGTTAGGGGCGGCGCAAAGGTAGCAGTAATTATTATTATTCATGGCAAAAGCCACCCTATGGATGGCTAATTAAGTTTATTCAATGTCCGTGGTTGCCGACTCTAGGCATTACGCAACCCGACTATAAGCATATTCTTTCTGCCCTGCGATAGAACGATCAATATCATTCTTACCAAAACCCCAAGCATCAAAGCCATTATTGTACCCCCAACGAAATTGCGAACCAATAGTCAAGTATGCCGTTTCAGGCATATCTTTTACAGGATAGTCACCCTCATAATAGAGGATTTCAGCATTTTCGTTGGTTTGATGCCAATCTGCTTTGATTTTGGCGATAGCAGCGTTAATCGCGGATTGACTTGCGTTTGCTCTTACTTGTACGTTCATTTGTTTAATTCCTTTGTTTAACTCGATAACCTATTGTTGATCGAGTCCATAGGTTTTGTCAATAGTAAAACCAAAAATATTTAAACTCTTAATATTTGTTTACAAAGTAGGGTATCGGCGCACAAAATTAGGGTCTTCAAAGTGGTAAAATCTCATACAAGCAAAGGAGTTAAACAATGAGAAAACAACCATTAACAGGCGCTTGCAGATGTAAAACCATGCGGATGGTCAAAGGGCGCAAAGATTATGAATGCTGTGAATGTAACGCGATACTTAGCAAAGGTACAGTGCATCAGTTATCTAAAGGGATTTGGGGTAACTCAAATCTAGAGTTTCGCACCTGTGAAGATTGCTTAAACCGATGGGAGCAATTAATAGCTGATTACCCAGGTTTTAATTTAACCCCATTCAATCATGGCGATCTCAATGAGGCGATCGCATACAACGAATTGCAGCAAGCTTTTAAAGTTGGTGATTTAGATTTGGTTGATGCTGCTATCAAAAATTTTGAGCCGTATGCTTACGGAGAATTTAAACAATCATTGCAACAGATAAAAGCTGAGCTGGTAGCTGCTTAATAAAAAAGCCCGATCAAATGATCGGGCTTTTTTATGATAATATAGCTTCACTGCTGGTTATTTAATGTTCTCAGGCATTAAATAACGTACTTGCAAAAGCGCAGGATATCCAACTGCTGACGACAGTCGAATGACACAATCTTATCATAACTACACGACAATATACACAGCATTTAGCCAAAGTGATAAATTACCTCACTTGGTTAAGTTGCTGTATTTATTTGTGCGCTCCTATGATAGGCAGTCATTCGTAAAGCGTGGCAAGAAGGGTACACAGGGCAAAGGATCGGGCATTGTAGTTTTAGACATCCCGACGATCGCAGCTACCTTAAATCGCAAAGAATCCACAATTAAAAAGAATTTACGCTTAGCTTTAAAGTTAGGTGTTTTCTGGATGCTTGAGATTAAAGGTAAATGTGTGAGGCTTGTTTATTCTGCTTTAACTAAGCTTTGCTCACAGCTTGGCATATCTAATTTAGGCGCTATACACGAAGAGAAAGCTACTGAGCTTGATAATATTCGGACGCATAACATTAGAGCCACTGTCGCTCAAAAGCAACGCAATGCACAGCAAGGAGCGTTACGCAAAACCAAGGAGGAGAATGAATTAAACCAAGGAAAGAAACTTACCAGACGGGTAGTTAAACCATCCAAGATTTTTAAAAACGTGTCAATTCTAAGCGATCGCGATCTCCCCAAAGAAAAGGTGGAGAAAGCATCAGGCATCAAGGCTTTTAGAAAGGTACTTGGAACTAGGTTTCTACTGGTAAACCGTCAATTTGTCCCCTATGGCGTTTCTCAAGAGACTATAGGTAAATTAGTTAATCGGACACCTCAAACGGTACGTAAGCACCTTAATGCTATTAATGACTTACCACCTATTGAATGTGTACAAATTTGCTACCCTAGCAACGATGCGATAAAGACCCCCGAATTTTGGCTTGACCATAATTTAGGTGAGAAGCATTATTTGCGATTTAAAGGCGATCGTGAATTGTACCAGCTCCAC